CAAATGCCATCTGGTATGCAATTACCAACAAATATCCAAATGCCATCTGGTATGCAATTACCAACAAATATCCAAATGCCATCTGGTATGCAATTACCAACAAATATCCAAATGCCATCTGGTATGCAATTACCAACAAATATACAAATGCCATCTGGTATGCAATTACCACAAAATAATCAACAAAATCAATTTGGTATGCAATTACCAACAAATATTCAAATGCCATCTGGTATTCAATTTCCACAAAATACCCAACAAAATCAAATTAATACTATGCAATTACCGCAAAATAATCAGCAGAATCAATTTAATACTATACCACGTCAAACTATACAAATACCCGAAATGCCACAATTACAAAATATCCAAATACCACAAATGCCACAAATACCACAAAATCTACAAAATATACCTGAAGTCATCGTAGCTCGTGATGCAGTATCTACAGCAATTAGTAATCTAGTTATATCAAAGAATAGTCTAGATAATATAACAACAACTATAAATGATGCAAAAAATTTTAATATGAATGAACAACAACGAATTAATAATTATAATAACCTTCAAAATGATATAGCAAATGCTAATAATAATATAACAAATGCTAATAATCAAATAACAAATTCTAATAGTGATATAAATAAATTTAAAAATGCTCCAATACTACCATTACCTTTACCCAATATATTTTCATTTAAAAAACAATCTGATAAAGATAAAGCAATAAATGATAGTAAAACAAACTTAAATAATGCACAAACCGACTTAAATAATGCCAAAGATATATTAAATAGTAAAAATCAAACTTTAATAAATACACAATATGATGATAATCAACAATTTCAATCATTACAATATAAAATAAATAATTTAAAAACAGATATCGTTTCATTACAATCTAACCTAGAAAAAACAAATGATATTTATAACACATCGTTAGCTACATTAAATACCATACAAAATAAATATATATCACAAGCAGCCGCATCACAAGCAGCTTCCTCACAAGCTGCTTTCTCGCAAGCAGCTGGATCCCGTGCATATTTTTCACAAGTAGCTTCCTCACAAGCAGCTTCCTCGCAAGCAGCTGGATCCCGTGCATATTTTTCACAAGTAGCTTCCTCACAAGCAGCTGCATCACAAGTAGCTTCCTCACAAGCAGCTGCATCACAAGTAGCTTCCTCACAAGCAGCTGCATCACAAGTAGCTTCCTCACACGCCACTGCATCACAAGTAGCTTCCTCACAAGCAGCTACATCACAACCAGCTGCATCACAAACAGCTGGATCCCAAATAACTGCATCCCACTCCGCTTCTTCACAAGCCGCTGGATCCCAAATGACTGCTTCACAAATAACAGCTGGATCACAATTAGGTGCATCACAAAAAACAAAAATTAAGAAAGTTGCAAATGAAATTAAGAAAACAGTATCAGTTAAACCAAAAGAATCTGGTGGTTGTATACTATTATAAATTTGATATATCATCTAACCATAATTCTTTACTTGTTTTATTTTCTATTATTTTTTTACTTTCTTTTAGTTCTTTAACTTTGTTTGTTAACTTTGTTAAATTATTATATGATAATTGTTTAAAACTCATATTGATTAAATAATCATATGAATCATTATATTTTTTTAATTTATTTTGTGAAAGAATTTTAATAAGTTCATTTTCTTCAAGATTAAATATTTTAGTATTTGTTTTAATTAAATTAATAAATTTAGTTTGATTATCAATTAGTATTATTTCTGCATTCAATTTATCAATCAATAGATTTTTTCGTTTTTCATAATATGGTAACCTTATTTTATAAAATAATTCACATATTTCTTCAACAGTATTAAATGTTCTTATTTTTAAATTCTCATCATATAGAGTTAAATTGCTTAATTTAATTGTTTTATATAATTTTAATAATTTTTTTAGATTATTCAAATTTTTATCATCTTTACTAGTATCTAAATTTTTTATATAATCTATATCTGCTACTTTAATTTCAAATAATACTTCAGTATCTGAACTATAATTTACATAACTTTTGATAATATTTTGTTCTATCATTTCTTCTAGTATTTCTTTATAATTTGAAGTCCATAATTTAATAGGTAATTCAGTAATTATTATTTTCTCTTTCTCTATTTTATAAATACCAGATGATAAAAATGTTGTATCATCATATCTGATTATTTCACCTTTAAAATTATTATATTTTGGTGTTAATTCAATATTTTTTTTACCATTCAATTTATTCTTAAACCAATTAACAATGTCATTTAAATCATATGTTGGTATCATTGTAGAAAATCCAGTCCCAATTCCTTCTGAACCATTAACTAAAACCATTGGTATTATAGGTAAATAAAATGTTGGTTCTATTTTTTCACCATCGTCTTCTTGATATTCTAATAATTCAAAATCATCATTTATAAAAATATTATTTACGATTTTATTTAAATATGTAAAAATATAACGACCACTTGCATGATCTTTACCACCCATTAATCTTGTACCCATTTGACCAGCAGGAACTAATAGATTCAAATTATTTGACCCTACAAAGTTTTGTGCCATATTAATAATAGTACTAACTAATGATTGTTCACCATGATGATATGATGTTACTTCAGCTACATAAGATGCTAGTTGTGCAACTTTCATTTCTGTTTTTAAATTCTTTTTAAAACATGCATATAATACTTTACGTTGCGATGGTTTCAAACCATCTAATAATGATGGTATTGATCTAATATTATCATAATTACTAAAATGAATTAATTCTTGATTTATAAATTGTTTTATTGTTATAGTAGTTGGTGGATCAATTTCTAAAATATTATTAGGATCATAATTAGTTAACCATACTTTACGGTCACTAATTTTTTCTTTCGCAAAAGCTAATAATATATCATCATCATTATTTTTATTAATTATTTTAATTGTATTATTTTCTAAATTATTAAAATATTCTTTTGCTTCAGTTGCAGTGGAAGTACCTAAACCTTTATAATATTTAATTTTATAATTACCTGGATTTTTTATAATCCATGTATTATAACTTCTTAAATTTGAAAAATTTATTGTTTTATCTTTTAAAAATACCTTAACAATCGGAGTTACTAAAATTTTTAAAAATCCATCAATTTCTAATAATGAAGGGAAAAAATAACTTAAAAAATTTAGAATTAATCCTTTTATGTGTGAACCATCTTCATCAGCATCCATCATTAATAATATAGATCCATATCTTAATTCATTAAGATTATCTATTGAATATTTAGTCCCTGATTTTAATGCTAATATTTTTCTAATATCTAAGATTTCTTGATTATTATTTATTTGGGATGTTGTAGCCTCTCTAACATTAAGTAATTTACCACGCAATGGGAATACCCCATAATAATCTCTCCCATTTTTAATACTAGATATGCCTGATATTGCTGTTGCTTTTGCAGAATCACCTTCTGTTAATATTAATGTACAATCCATAGATTTTTTTGTTCCTGCAAAATTAGCATCTTCTAATTTTGGTAAATTTTTAATTTTTGATTTTTTCGATCCGTCAAACTTAGATAAAGATTTTTGTTCAAAACGATTATACACATCTTTTAAATTATTTAATAAACTAGAAGTTAATACAGCTTCTTGAAATTTAGAACTAATATTACACTCGAAACCAAATTTACTAACAGGAACTGTTAATTCTTCTTTTGTTTGGGAATTAAAAGTTGGATTTATTATAGAAGATACTAAACAAATTGTTAAATTATCTCTTAAGAATTTTTTAGTGATATTATTATTTATTAATTTTTGAAACTTAACTAACAATAAATCAAGCAAATAGTTTAAATGAGTACCTCCATTAGAAGTATAAATACTATTTACAAATGATATATGTGTATTTGGTTCTAAACTATCATTAAATCGAATAGCAAAATACCATAATGGATTTTTAACACATGTACCAGTGATCCATCCATGTGAACTTTTATATAATGATAAATAACTTTCAAAACCATTATTTAATTTTTCATTATTTATTGTTATTTTTACATTATCTTTAACTAGACATGTTAGATCTGTAATACGTCTTTTTATTAAATTAATCATATCTTGATTAAATTCTTTTGTACTAAATTTATCAAAATCTGGATATATTCTTATTCTAACACCACCAATTATATCACCTGATTGTTTTTTTATTTCAGGTTTATTTATTATACTTAAATTGTTTTCATATATTTGTTTATAATATAGTTGTCTTTTTTTATCATATACTTCTAAAATACATTTTTTTGAAAATATTACACTTAACTTAGCACCTAATCCATGAAGTCCACCTACAATTCGTTTTTCTTTATCTGAAAAATTTGTTGAACTTAATAAATTTGCAAATATTAATTCTGGAATATAAATTTTATATTCAGGATGTTTTTCAACATCAATACCAACACCATTATTAAATATTTCAAAAAAATCTTTATTTATAGTAACATTTATTTGATCTAATAAAGTATCACGAATTGATTGATCATATGCATTTACAATTAATTCATCTACTATTTTATATAAACCTGGATTATAATCAATTTGTTTTTGACTTATAACACCATCATTTAAGATTAAATTTAATTTTGGTTCAAATTCAATTGATCCAACATACATACCAGGACGATTTAATATATGTTCAATTTGTGTAAATTTTTTATATTTATCAGATAATATATCTACCATTTAGTTTATATTAGATAAAAAATATTTGTATTAGATCATTTTATTATAAAATAAACATTATAAAATTTTAAAATTATTATCTATAATTAAATATACACATGAGTTGTCATGTTAAAAATCATAATCATAAAAAGAAAAAATTAGAAACCTCTGAATCTTATGAAAAATCATCATCATCCTCTGAAGAATCTGATAATAATTATAAGAAAAAACATCATAAAAAACATTCTAAAAAAATATATAATAGTGAAGTATATACAAATGACGAATCACAACAATATAAACATGAAGGTTGTACCAATAAATGTGAAACTAATAAATGTGAAACTAATAAATGTGAAACTAATAAATGTGAAACTAATAAATGTTTAAATTATAAAGGTGATAAAGGTGATAAAGGTGATAGAGGTGATATTGGTGAAAAAGGTGAAAAAGGCGATAAAGGTAGTAAAGGTGATTCAGGATTAAAAGGCGATCAAGGAAATAAAGGTGATCGTGGTGAAAAAGGTGATCAAGGCTGTCAAGGAGATGTAGGAGAAAAAGGAGATCATGGATGTCAAGGTGTCAAAGGTGATCAAGGTGATAAAGGTGATAAGGGCGATAAAGGCGATAAAGGTGATAAAGGTGATCACGGTGAAAAAGGGTGTAAAGGTGACATCGGTTGCAAAGGAGAAAAAGGAGAGAAAGGTGAAAAAGGGGATAAGGGTGAAAAAGGTTGTAAAGGTGACAAAGGTGACAAAGGTGATCGTGGTGAAAAAGGTGACAAAGGTGATAAAGGAGATAAAGGTGAAAATGGTATTAAAGGTGATAAAGGTGATGTTGGAGAAATGGGATGTCGTGGTTTACATGGTGATGTAGGACCAAAAGGAGATAAAGGAGATAGAGGATTAAATGGATGTAAAGGTGAAAAAGGAGATGCAGGTCAATGTGGTGAAAAAGGATCTCAAGGTATCAAAGGTGATAAAGGAGATAAAGGTGATAAAGGTGAAAGAGGTGACCAAGGTGAACGTGGGGATAAAGGAGAATGCGGTGACAAAGGAGATTGTGGTCCTGAAGGAAGACAAGGTCCTATTGGTCCATGTGGTCATACAGGTGAAGATGGCGAAGATGGAGATAAAGGTGATAGAGGTGAAAAAGGTGATAGAGGTGAAAAAGGTGATAGAGGTGAAAAAGGTGAAAAAGGCGATAAAGGTGATAAAGGCGATATAGGTCAAGTAGGACCAATTGGTATAAAAGGTGTAACTGGTGCTACTGGTGCTACTGGTTCAACAGGTGCTACTGGTTCAACAGGTGCTACTGGTTCAACAGGTGCTACTGGTTCAACAGGTGCTACTGGTGATACTGGTTCAACAGGTCCTACTGGTTCAACAGGTCTTACTGGTGCAACTGGTGCTACTGGTTCAAAAGGTGCTACTGGTTCAACAGGTGCTACTGGTTCAACAGGTGCTACTGGTGCTAAAGGTGATCAAGGAAATATTGGTCCGACAGGAATACAAGGTCCAACTGGTAGTTGTAGTTGTTCTGTATCATTTTTTCCTCCAGTACAACCACAAATTTGTGGAAATGGATTAGATTGGGATGGTGTAGAGGCGCTGGAAGGTGACAATAAAACAGGGGATACATATTATGTTGGAGTTAATATTCCAAATCCTTCTAATTATACAGTAACTCCTGCTGTAAATAGTTTTAAAAAATCAACTGCTGAATATACATATAATGGAACCACATCTTTAACATTATCCAATTTTAATATTGTAGCAACATTAAATGGTGAACCTTCTATAAAAGATGCAGTTGGATATACATATTATTTATTAATAAATGGTGTGTCAAAATCATCAATTGTAATGTCAGGTTCGGTAACACCAGAGACAGGAAGTAATCCTACATCTTTTACAATAAATCCTGGTGATAAAATAGTAATAGAGGCTGTATTAAATCCAGGTGCTAAAAAAGCAGATGATCCTGATGATTTTAAGTTTGAATGGTGTGTAAACTATACATAATATTAAAATTTTAATATATTTATATTAAAATTTTAATTATTTCTAATAATAATTATATGTTTTCAAAGAAAAAAGATTCTGATAATGAAACAATTGGATACTCAGACGAGTATACTTCAAAAACTAGCTCTTATAATAAATATAAATTTTCAAAAAATAAATATGATAGCTGTGAAAAAGATAAAAACAATGATAGGTGTAATAGCTGTGAAAAAGATAAAAACAATGATAGATGTGATAGAGCTGAAAACGGTGATAGAGGTGAAAAAGGTAATAAAGGTGATAGAGGTGAAAAATATAATAAAGGTAATAAAGGTGATAGAGGTGAAAAAGGTAATAAAGGTGATAGAGGTGACAAAGGTGATCAAGGTGATAAAGGTGATCAAGGAGATATTGGAAATAAAGGTGATAGAGGTGATAAAGGTATAAAAGGGGATCGTGGTCCATGTGGTGAAAAAGGTGATAGTGGTGAAAAAGGGAAAAAAGGCGATAGAGGTGAAAAAGGTGAAAGAGGCGAAAGAGGCGAGCGGGGTGAAAAAGGTGAAAGAGGCGAGCGGGGTGAAAAAGGTGAAAGAGGCGAAAGAGGCGAGCGGGGTGAAAAAGGTGAAAAAGGCGAAAAGGGTGAATGTAAATGTACTACTGAAAATAATTCTATAATAGTATTATCTACTGATAAACAAACAAATAATAATTCTATTATAGTATTTTCTACTGATAGACAAGTATCCAATAATTATTATATTGGTAATGGGTCTGCATCGCCAATATCATTAACAAATACAATAATAATACCATATAAATGTTATATACATAGTATATCATTCAGTATAAGATCATTATGTGAACCAATTAAATATACAGCAACTTTATACATAAATGGTATTAATTCAGGAATAGCAAATATTATACATAATGGATCTTTACATTTTAGTAATACTATAAATTGTAAACATCAATTAGAAATAAATGATTTAATAACTATTAAAATAACATATAATAGTTGTAAACCATTAACTAATGGATCTTGCATTTCATTAGATATATCAACTTGACATTAAACTATATTGGTTATACAGTTTAATTGCTTCTTTTTTATCTCCAAATCTAATTACTTTTGACCATTTGTTTGGTGTTTTAGTTTTATAATTTGAAAAAAACCAATCAATATTATTTTTTATTTCAGTTGATAAATAATTAAGATCATTTATTTTTTCATAATCATCTTCTAAAACACATAATATTTTTTCATCTAAGCCTTTTTCATCTTCCATTATTAATACTCCAATTATATATACATTATAATAATTATCATTTTTTAATTTAATATCAGTAATTATTAATGCATCTAGTTCATCATTATCTTGTGCCATAGTATTTACTATATATCCATAACAATATGGGTAATAATAAGGATATGGTAAAAATCTATCAATTTCCAACTTATTAGTATCTCTATTAATTTCATATTTTACATTACTATCTTTTTCAATCTCAATATATACTGTTACAGTAGTATCCATTATATATAATTATATAAAAACCTTTATATATTAATTAAATGAAAAGTTATGGCCGCATTCCAAACAAGTTACAAATGTAGTAGCAGGTTCATCTCCTGCTCTTGTTTGCTTCTGTGTGACTGAACATTTGCTTTTTTTGCACTTAGAACATTTAAAAACTGATGATGATTTAATATCATTTTTTTTAAATTCTTCTATTTCTTTTTTCTTTACAATTTTTTCATAATTTTCAGGATTTAATTCTTCTGGTGATAAAAATCCAATATTTTTAGCATCACATTCTGTTTTTACTATATTATTCTTAGATAATACATTAATAATTTCGTCTAATTTAGTATCATAAATAGACTCAAATAATGATAATACATCATTTGTTTCAGCATATTCTTTAGCAAATCTACTTATACTATCTTCTACTAGTTTAGAAAGATTTTTATTTTTAATATATTTGTCAAGATTTTTTAGAGTTTCTTTAATTTTATCAGAATCCATTAAATTATATAATAACTATATTTTATATATCTTTTATTCAATATTTTTACATAATATTTAAACTTCTTCATCAGACATAAATTCATCGTCAATCCAATCCAAATCAATTTGTTCAGAAATAGTAGTACCCATTTGTTCAAAAATAGTATTACCAGTTTCACCAGTTACACCAATTTGTCCAGAAATAGTATTACCAGTTGCACCAATTTGTCCAGAAATAGTAGTACCAGTTGCACCAGTTGCACCAATTTGTCCAGAAATAGTAGTACCAGTTGCACCAGTTGCACCAATTTGTCCAGAAATAGTAGTACCAGTTGCACCAGTTGTGCCAATTTGTCCAGAAATAGTAGTACCAGTTGCACCAATTTGTCCAGAAATAGTAGTACCAGTTGCACCAGTTGCACCAATTTGTCCAGAAATAGTAGTACCAGTTGCACCAATTTGTCCAGAAATAGTAGTACCAGTTGCACCAGTTGCACCAATTTGTCCAGAAATAGTAGTACCAGTTGCACCAGTTGCACCAATTTGTCCAGAAATAGTAGTACCAGTTGCACCAGTTGCACCAATTTGACTAGAAATAATATTAGGAATAAATTGTGGTTCAATAATATCATCTTCTTCGGATACCAAATCAATATTTAAATTATTTGGATTATTTGTATTATTTGTATTATTTGTAAATTTATTTTTTAATGATAATTTATATTTAGCAATATTAATTTTTTTTTGATCATTAGCAGGTATAGGTGATAACAATAATTGTTCTCCTATATTCCACGAAGCTTCAATAACCCATTTTTGAATAGGATTGATTGTTCCCTCAGAATTAATTGTTTGCAATTTATTAGTTAATATTAAGTCTATACTATTAAAACGTGTTTTAATTTCATTAAAATAGTCTTCCATTGTAATTATAATGATTTTACTATTATCTTTAATATCTGAATATCCCATTTGAAGATCAACTGGAATAACATCATAATATTCTTCTATATTATACAGTCTTGGTTTAAATAATTTATGATTTAATTGTAAACATCCTAAATTTGTTTCTACCGATTTTTCATTTTTAAAACTAATATTATATAGATTATTCCAAGTTAGATTAGCTTCAGAATATTTAAGAAATAATGTTTTCTCATTTTCATTTAACCATATACCAAAGCCTCTCATTCTATATTTATTAATAATATCAATTGGATCATTTGTTCCTGCAAAATATTTATAATCAATATTCATATATGTTAAATGTGATGAAACACACGATGGCGTCATATACACATTATCTCCATCGTAATAAGCTCTGACACATGGTAAATGGAATGTTTGTACAGTTGCAAAGAAATCGTCATAATTAACCATAAATAGTTCTAATGGATAATCTAAATGCGGTGAAATAATTCTATATTTAAAATTAATACTAATATTTATATCATAATTAATTTCATTCTTGGTTTTATGTAGTCTTACTTTATAAGTCAAGTCATCAAAATTAATATAGTCTGGATATTGAAATGTATATTCATCTAATTTATCTGGAGTAATTTTACTAAAAAATATTTTCTTAAATTTTGTTAGTTGTTCATCAAAAATATCCTTAAATAATTCTTTTGTTTCTTGCAACTCGAAAGTACTTTTAATGTAATCAAATGTTAAGGATAATTTATTTTTTTCAATAATATTATTAATGTCTTGTTCACTAACAAACAAAAAAACTTGTTTTTCACACTTAAGTTTAATATGTTCAGGTTGAGCATAATTATTTCTAGAACAAATATTAATACTAAGTTGATTATGAAATGTTTTGACTTTATTCATAAAATCTATCTGATTGTTAGTTAGAAACATAACATCAATATCTGATTTAGCATAATATTCATTATAATATCTCTTTTGTTTTTCTGTTCCGCCACTATAATTATTAAATTGTTCCATTAGAGGATTATATTTTTGTATACATGCACAAACAGTACTACCGCTTAATGCAATTTTATCTTCTGTCCAACGTATATTTTCAAATAAATTGTATGTTGGATCACCTGTACAAAATATATTTAAATTAGCCTTAAATTCTTCAAAGTTTGCAATTTTACGTACATTTTCTTTTGTTTTATTATCACTGATACCACCAAAATTATATTCTGAATTCAAAACAGTATCTTTAACTAATATTGGCATATATGGATTAAGCTTAGGATATTTAATTGAAAAAGGATAAATAGGTAATTCAGATGCAGTATCAATATCAAAAATAAATTGATCTTCTTTACGTGTAAATGTTTTTTTAATTGATTCATCAAAGTAAAATCTTATCCATGCATATCCAATTAAATATCTAAATAATTGTGCATATTTATAGATTACTGTTTTCATAAGTTGTAATACTTTTATATTATTTAATACTAAATGACAATATGTTTTTGAAATTAATAAATTACAAAATAATAAATACTGTTGTTTAGCAGGTAAACTTGATAATAAATTATAAATATCACTTTTTGAAAAAACATTATAATTATTAATTTTGTACTGATTAGTATTAGTTAAAATTATTTTACTTGGATCAATATAATTTTTACACTTATATATCTCATCTAAATAATTTCCCAAATCTTTAGTAATATTTTTCAATACATAAAAATTAAATTGTCTTTGTTCAAAATAAGAAGTTATACCTACTTTACATTTAGAATTATTTACCCAATAATTAGATTCATATAAATTATTTATATTTTTCTCTAGATTATCAAATGATATTTTGCTATCAAAGTATGTATTCATAGATAATGTTTTATAGAAACTTACAAAAGTATATTTTTTATCAAATTGTTGCAAATATAATTTAATATTATCGTAAGATATATTTAAAGTCATTATAACTAAATTTTTTTCACGTAAGTTATAATTAAAAATATTAAAATCTTTTAATATAGTATCATTTACAATTGTTACTCTATTAAAATGTTTGGGTATTTTAATAATATAAATAGGTGCACTTACTAATATAAAATTTTTTACAATGTCATAATATAATGATTTATCAATCATTAAATCATAAATTGCGTTATTTACTTCATAATTATTTTTTGTAACTATAAAATATACATTATAATATTCTTTCATGATTTGTTGTACATTATCTGTATTAATTTGTTGTCCGGCAACTAGTGGATTTTGTATCATATCTGACATTAATAATAGTATTATTTAAAATAAATAGTAATATTATCAATTTTTTGAAAATAAATTAATAAACACATTTAATATAATTATTATTTTCAACTATAATATAGTCTGATTTAATCATTGATTCAATCGCTGATTTAAACAGTATTTCATTCAATTTAAATATTGTTAAATCTGTTTCTACTAATCTATACAACTCATCTTCTGGTTTAGGACTAATTTTAACATGATGATTTATAATACTTTTTAAAATATCTTCACGTGAAAATACAGGTTCATAGTTATCAATATTAGTTGTTTTAATAGTATTATTATTTATTAATTCAATTAAATTTTCTAAAATATAAGTATCATTTGATAGTTCAATAATTTTATCATTATGCTTTATAATTTTTCCTATAAATAATGAATCAATAATACTGGATTTAAAACTATTTGAATAATTAATAAAAAATGGAAGGTTCAACAATTCATCATATGTTAATCTAGCATTTTCTATTTTTTGTAAAACTAGTAGTTGAATTGGTAAAAGTTTAATATCAATGTTATTATATGTAATATCTACTTCACCGTAATGAAATAACCATAATAGTTTTCTACTACTATTAAAACGTTTATTATAAAAGTATTGGTATGTGTTCATTATAGATAATAGATTATTTGGAATAAAAGTTTCATATAAAATTATGTCAAGATTATAATAACCTTGTGCATAATTTATATCCCAATTTGCATATGAGGTTGTTATAATTTGAATATTATTATTCGGATTAACTAATTCATAAAAATTTAGAATATTATCTTGTGATGAGTCAACATCTGTTATCACTTTTACTATTTTATTAGTTAATTTTGGTTCAAATGTTAATTTCAAAGCAATTAATACATATTTTTCATTTTTCATTTGTACCTGATTAGATAACAAACGACGGATTAATAGTTTATGATATTTATCTATAAATATTTCTTTATTTTTTAATGATTTTAATAAGATAACTGTATTATAAACTATATATTTATTATTATAAATATTATTATCAATTATATCCAATATTGTATCTAAAAAATTAGGATTGTCAAAAACTGAAATTAAATATGAATTTAATAAATTGTTTTTATTACAACATATAATTAAATTTAATATATCATATGTATCTTCATATGTTGATGTATTTATTATAAGACCATTAATATATGTTGATATTATAGTTGTTACTTGTTTATTTAATCCATCGGTATTAAAAATTTTATTAATATTTAAATTTTTAATTATCATAATTAATTGACTCGGTGTACTTAAATTTATTAATGATATGCATTTTTCACATAGTATTTGATTAATTGGATTTAACAATATATGTATTGAATCATTTATAAAACTGTAAATATTTGTAATATCATTTATATATTCAATTATATTTTTTAGTTCATATAATATTTTATAATTTTCAGGAATATTAGCACTAATATTAATTATATTGTTTCTTAATGATGAACCTAATAATTTTATAAACCATAAATAAGTATCTTTTTCAGGCAACATTATTTTAATTATTTCTGATAATTTTTTTATTTCTGAAACTGTATCAGTATCTAAATTTACTAGTTCTCCTTCCAGATAGTTAATTATAACTGGATCGAACAATAATTTATCTAAGAATAAACTATATAAATTTTCTACGTTTTTATTTAAATTTAATAAATTTACTAATTTATTAATTTTAATATAATACTTTGAAATAACATTGTTAATAGAATATAGACTATATGAATCACTTTTAATAAGTGATCTTATATTTTGTCTTTTTTGACATATAAAATTATTTAATAAATTTTCTATAATAGAATTTATCTCCATAATAGAAAATTTTTTATTCCAAATAAGTTGATGTACATAATCAGGATGTATAATATTAATATCTGATTCTATAAAATTTTCAATGTAGTTTTTAATCAATGAATTATAATTACGCGTATTGTCAATATCATTTTTCATGACATTAAACTTGTCTGGTGTATATACTTTAAGCATTGTAATTAAAGTATATATTAGTTTAAATATTATATTCAATTTTTATAGATAAGGATTATATCTTGGAGTATTATAATCATAAATCTTTACTTTAAAATCACCTTTCTTTTTATCTAATTCTGGAATAAAAATTCTATCATTATCCATTATTTCACGTTTACCTTTTGTTTGAATTGGTATTTTATTTACAAACCCATTTTGTTCAGTTAATGCATAATATTCATATTGATTAGATCCAGAATAAGTTGCTCGACCAAATAATTGTACTATTTTTTCATCAGATTCTCTACTTAATAATCCTAATAATTGATAATCATCTGGATACCCACGCGATGGTATATTAATTCTATCTTGTATACGAATAGGATATTGATCTATGTCGATTCTTCTTTCGGGTGCTACCATAGGATCATATAATACACTACGATCTCTATTATGTAATAGTTGTCGTAACGGTAATGATTGAATTATTCTATTAGGTTCTTCAGATTGTTTTATATTTAATATTTTATCATCTATTTTATTATCTATTTTATTTAATTTACTTAGAGTTAATGTATAATGTATCGTAAAACCAATAAAAACTATAAATAAAATAAAAAAATAATTTTTAGACATACAAATATTTTGGTTCATAATATTAAACTCTAGATATTTTTTACTAAATAATATGTTGTAATAAATTTATCATTATTAGTTTCGCTCTGTTTAATTGTTAATGGATAAATAAATTTATACTTATTTCTTAATAAATAAGCTGCTATTGATTGTATTATATTTAATTCAATATCTGTATCTATATTAATTCTTGAATTAACTAATAATGATTTTAAAAAAAAATGTTCTGATGTATTTGATATCGGATCTAATTTTAAACCATAATTTAGTAATTCACGACTAATTGTTGTTTCTTTGAGGTCTAAATATGGTAGCAACCATCCCCATATAAATACATTTGTTTTATGATGAAATATACCTAATACTTCTACTTCTGATTCTAATATTTTATTACTATTTTTATCAACTATTTGTATAAAATTCTTGGTTTGAAGTAAATATGTATTTTTTATATATTTACTATATTCATTATTTTGTTTATCAAAATAATTTAATGATTTTATAACTAAATCATTTATTTCCATTTACATACATTTAGATAAAATAATTAGTGTTCATTATTTTATAAATAATTAAATTTATAAAATAATAATTAACTTTAATATATTCTCACCTATCATAACTTTAAAAAAGTATAATATTGTGGAATCAATTTTAAATGTTTATTGGTCATGACGGGGCTTGAACCCGCAGCCTTCAGCTAACATCAAGTTCTTTTGACTTGCATAAGACTGATGCTCTAACCAATTGAGCTACACGACCTTGCAGATTGAATTAAATGAATCAATATATTTTTATATCAATTTTTTCAACTTAATCTAATATATATAACAGTTATCTTTTTAAATAAAAATCTTTAGACCTTGATACTGTCAAATTTATCATAAATATTATCATATTCAGAAATTGATTCTTTTTCAATTCTTAGTTTAATTTTCAAATTATCTGGTAAAGTTTCAATAGTATAATTTTTAAATTCGATATATGATTTCCAATCAATCAAAATTTTTTTTAATTTAAAATTATAAATTATACTATCTATTTTTTTATTTAATGGTTTATTATTTATATAATGGTCCCAAACATAATGAGTTATATCAGTTAAATCATGATTCATACAATTATCACATTTTTCACATGTAAAACCATTATACGCAAAGTAGCTTTTAGATAATCCTAAATAATCTAATATATATTGTCGTCTACACTTTTGTGTATAAAAATATTCTACCATGTTATCTAAATTCTCATATTTTGCTTTTTTTAATAATGGATTTTTAGTTTCTAGATTTATCATATGTCTTGTTTTTACAATATAACTTTTATCAAAATAAAAAACTGTTTCACAATCTAAGCCATCTCTTCCACCCCGTCCTATTTCTTGATAATATTCTTCGATTGAAGATGGACAACCAAAAACTAATATACATTTAACAATTTGATCAATACCCATACCAAAAGCAATTGTTGAAATAATAACTTTACATTTAGCTTGTATAAAATTTTGTTGTATTGATTCTCTATTTTTTTTACTTAATCCAGCGTGATACGGACTAGAACATTGATTATTATAATATTCATTTAGATCTTTAGAAAACTCTTCTGTTTTCTTACGACTATTAACATATATTATAATACGATCATTTGGATATTTTTCAATATATTCTCTCATTACTTTATCATATGTAACTTGTTTTGGTTTCTTCTTAATTATTTCCTTTGGTATTTCTTTACATTCAAGATATAAATTTGGTCGATCAAAATTTGCACGAATAATATGTGGGTTTTTTAATTGCATAAAATTTATAATTTCTTTTACAACTTGTTCTTTAGCTGTTGCGGTTACAGCCATTATTGGTATTGTTGGGAATAAATCTCTAAATTTCTTTAATTTAAGATATTGAGGTCTAAAATCATGTCCCCATGCACTTAAACAATGACTTTCATCAATTGCTACAAATTTAAGCATCTCTTTTTCTATTAATGTATTTGCTAATTCTAGCCCATCCCCATCTATTACAAATTCTGGACTCATATATACTATTTTAATTTTACCATCAAGTATATCAAATATATCTTGTTGTTTATTCGGGTTATTACAATGTAATGCACTAACACGAATACCTTTTCTTTCTAACATATCTTTTTGATCATCCATAAGTGAAATTAATGGACTTATAATAAACATTGTTTTTTTCATAATTAATGGTGGTAATAAATAACATAATGATTTACCATATCCAGTAGGTAAGAGGCCAATAACATCATTTCCTGCTAATATTTCATTTATAACAGCTATTTGTTTTTCCTTTAAACTATCAAAATTCCAATATTTTAGTAATATTTTTTTTGCTTTTTCAGTCCATAGCATTAATATAATAAATTTAACATATTAATTAATTTATTATCAATTTTTAAATCTATTAAATAAATCACCTGTTAACTCTAATCCTCCAACAACAGCTGCGGCATTTTTATTATGTTTGAAAAAATATATTTGCGCTATTCCAAATAATATTAATATTGAAGAAAAACAACAAAATATGCCAGGAAGCATCATTGGTGTTGCACCACTTATTGTATAGGTTGAAGGTTTATTATTTTCATAATAAACTGTAGTTTTTCCTGGGGTAACTTTTACTGAAGGATTTACTGGTTCTATATAACTTGTATTTTGATTATCTAAATAACTAACATATAAAGAACATAATTTGTCAGTAATATTTTCGGGTGTACATTCACTTTGATCACTATTTTTTAAATACTTAATGTTACTATTTGATGCTTTTTTATAATGCTTATTATAAATATTAAAAAATAATCCTATTGCACAACACATCATACAGAATCCGAATGCAGTTGATGCATATGCTTTTAAGTTTGCATATGTAGAAAGGCCACTAGAAATACTATTCATTTATAAACAACTATATAAAAATTATTTATAAGTTAAATAAATGCTATACAACATCCAATACTAGTTAATAAATGGAAAAAAAAATGATAACTTAAATGCTCCTTAGAACACCATTGTTTCTTTGAATGTTTACTACTATAATAAAACATAATTGATGAAAATAATAAAAATATTAAAAATATTAGTTTTATTTTATAGTCAATATCTTTTACAAATAAAATGTAAATAGAAAATATTATATATGAAATTTTAGCAAATATTCCATCATAAAAATGTATTAAAGATTTTTCTATTGGGTTATTCCAGAATAAAAATGATAAAGTAATGTTAGTTAATAATAATAATGCTAAAATAGTTTCTTCTATATGTTTTTTATTGTTCAATATAAAAATAATTATTGGGAACAATAAAAATAAGGTTGTAATAGATAAATAAAAACTATTCATTTATATAATATAAGATTTATCTCTTTATAAAATAATTAATCAGAATCTGATTCAGAATCTGATTCTACTTTTTTTCCTTTAACTACTTTTTTAACTGGTTTAGGTGAATCAGAATCAGATGAATCATCCGAATCAGATGAATCATCCGAATCAGAAGAGTCATTTTCTAGAAATTTACTTTGAATATTAATTTTAGTTTGGGTTGTCTGTTTAGATGATAAATCAGAAAATATATTTTCTGATTTATTTGGTGCAATTTCGCCCATTTTCCATAATTTATTTACTAATTGATTTTTAGTTTGTTCTAATTCTTCCCGTTGTTTATCCATTAATTTAATTTTATTAGATAGTTCAACCCATTCCTGTTTTAATTTATTATATTCTTCGCTAAAAATAGGAAGTTTATAATCAGCATTTGGTTCATCATTTTTAGTAGACACTTTTTTAATCTCAACTGGTGTTTCATCTTTTGCTTTTTTAGCAACAGCTTTTTTAACTGTTGGTTCTTCTACTGGTGTTTCATCTTTTGCTTTTTTAGCAACAGCTTTTTTAACTGTTGGTTCTTCTACTGGTGTTTCATCTTTTGCTTTTTTAGCAACAGCTTTTTTAACTGTTGGTTCTTCTACCGGTTCTTCTACATTGATTTTTTTAGCAGCAGTTTTTTTAACTTTTGGTTCTTCTACCGGTTCTTCTACAATAATTTTTTTAGCAGCAGTTTTTTTAACTTTTGGTTCCTCTACAGGTTCTTCTTTAGTTTTTTTAGCAGCAGTTTTTTTAACTTTAGGTTCCTCTACAGAAACATCTTCAGTTTGTATAATAGTATCAGATTTCGCTTTTTTTGGCGGCATATATTTATTTATCCATATTTCAAATAGATTAATAGTCAATTTTTTTGAAGATATTTTTATAACACATAATATAATGAATCTAAAAGTTTATTTATTAACTTTAGTAGTGTTACTAGCTTATGATTTACCAATGATACTTAAATTTAATAATAAAATGTATAATAATCTTTTTTTGAATATAAATAATAATAATAAAATTAAATTAAATAATTCTACCTATGCAAGTATTATAGCTGCATATTTATTATTAAGTTTCGGATTATATTATTTTGTAATAAGGAATTCAACTGATTTTAATCAATCTTTAGTCGAAGCATTTATGTTTGGTATAATAATATATGGTGTATATAACACTACAAATTATTCTACAATTGTTAAGTATTCTCAAAAAGTTACTATTACAGATACTATATGGGGCGGTATATTGTTATTTTTAGTAACAGCTACTGTTAATAAAATAAAACATCGTATTAATTAATAAATAATGTTAACATATAATATATGATCATAAATAATAATCCACGAATTATTAACGATGTTTTGTAACTAATTCTCTTCGAATTTAAAATATTAATTATAAAGTAAGAATTTAAAAAACAAAAAGAAATAAACATTATAAAATAAAGTTTAATGTTTAATGGTTTTTTTTTAATTTTTTTTTCTTTTTCTATTTTTTTAAATGGTTTAACCGAACTTGGTTCTTCTGTATAAAATAGATAATCTAAATTTGATTCAATTTGTTTTTTACTACGAATATCTGATATTCTAGTACTCATATTATTTTGTAATTCACCAGGGGTAGAATTGGAAACTTGCGAACGAATTCCAAAATCCTTCATATTATATATATTGTGAAAAAATTATTTTACTAATTCATTATAAGCTAAATCTAAAATTCTATATTTATTTTTAATAACTTTCCTACTATAATCATCATCTTCTTCAATTAACCATTCACTTTTAGAATTAAATGGAAATTCTAAATGTTTAGAAATATTAATTATTTTATTAACTTCTTTTAATGTTATAGATCCTCTATATTCATCTGTTATCATTGTAAACCATATACATTTATATATTGGTTTATCTAATATATTACCACATAATGTTTTTGAACAGCCATCGCAAGTTTCATACCAAATATTAATGTTATGTAGTAAAAATGGTATTTCTAATTTAATATACGAATCTTCAAAAAAATTCTTTGCAAATTCCTCCATGTTACCGATAACTACAGTATCAGACCATTCACTATCGTATATAACAACATTTGTTTTAACTCGTGAATCTAATATTGATTTAACATCATTAATATCAGTATCGACAATTAACATTTGTTTTGATAAAGATGGTAAATATGTTTTCAATAATAGTGCATTACCATAAATTATATCACCATTAGTATTTAATAATGTCGCAATACCATTTTTTTCTGTTTCAACTATAGTATCTCCTTCTATTTTCCCATTTACTTGTCCAACTACTTTACCATTTACTTCTATATTTATTTTTCCATTTGATTCTTTAGTATTATCAACATACAATAATTCAAAAATATAGTCTGGCATTTCAAAAATAACCTGTGTTTTAACTTCATTATTATCTCTATCTTTAAATTTTGAAATTAGAGAATCTGATAATATTTCAACAAAATTATCTGGATTTGTCTTTATAATTTTATAACTATCTAATTCTAGCAATTTATCAATATAATTTTTATCTTTCCAATCTATTGAATCTATATTAGTTGGATTTATTAAAATAATATTAAATTCATTGGTGTTCTCAAATTTAAATTTATCTTCTTCCATATAATTTATTAATTAATTATATTTTTAGAGCATTTTTTATAATATTTTAACCACCGCGTATAGGTTTTACTTTATCAAAAAAATATTTAGCTGCAATAGCACCTAATATTTGAACAGCAATATAAGGTACTAATTCAGATGGAGGTAATGCTTTATTTAAAACCATTAAGAGTGAAACAGCAGGATTATAGTGTCCACCTGAAATATTACCACCAAATTCAATTGCAGCAGTTAATGCTAAACCAATCGCTAGAGGTGCAAATGATACGAACCCAGAGTTTTTAGAAAGAGAGTTTAATATGACTGAAAGGAATATAAAAGTACCTATAAATTCAGTAATATATTTGATCATTATAATAATTGATAAAAAAATATTTTTTAATATTTTTTTTATATTCCTAAATATTCATATACATTATTTATTTTTTCTTTATTTTTGATGCTAACTGGTAATTGTGTAAAATATTTGGTTTTATTGTTATCATATGGTAAGAATGGATTCTTATCAACCCAATATAAAAATCTTTTTTTTTTTAATTTTTCTAAAGTATTTTGTTTTAATTCTTTAATAGATAGTGATGCAGAATCATTTTCCGTTGCTGTTTTTGTTATTAAAACTTCATTAGGTTCAAAATCAAATGATTCAATTAAAGCAACAGTTGGATCGTTATAAGCATAAATAATATTATTTTTAGGATATAACTTTGAATTAACATTGTATGGTTCTTTTAAACTAATCCATAATTTGTCTGATGTTATATCATTTTCTAATACTTTTAAAATATTTATTATATCATCCATTTTTTTTTCAATATATCCACTTTTAATATAACTATTAATTAATGTTTCACGTTTTTTTAATAAGAAATCAAAATTTAAATATTCCAATGGAAAATTACCATTAATAATGTTTGTTCTATTTGTATCTAGATTAGATTCTATTATTAATTTTGTTTCTTCAACATTATTTGATGCAATAATAAAATTATTTTGAGTATTTAAATTAATTTTTTTAGTTGATATTTTATAATGATTATTCAACCCAATAAATATATTTTTTTTTTTCTTTGATAGTTGTTCATTAATTTTATCATCAAATGTTCTTTCCCAAAATGTTGTCATCTTCTTATCAACTTCTTTAAATTTATCATTTTTATCATCTTTCAATTTTATAAATTGTTTGTAAAGTTTATCCATTTGTGGATCATCTAATATCTGTTGATTAATAGAATCTATATCTATTATATTAAATTCTTTTTTATTTATTTGATCTATTAGATGTTTTTTGTTTGTAGAATTTAAACCAATTATATGACATAATTTATTATTATCCATAAATTTATTTTTCTATTATATATATATTATATATAAAATGTCTAAAATATTATCGTTTCAAAATTATAATTATATTAATACTACACAGCCAATTTTAATTAAATCACCTACTCATTCTGCAAACTATTCTTTGTCAAATAATAATTTTGATAATAAATATTTTTTTAAATTAAATATTAATAATAATCAAACATTATTTAGTAATGTTGAAAATAATAAATATTCAAAACTTATTAATAGCCAACATAAAATTAAATATGAAGATATCAAAACTTTTGAAATCGAAGTAGTGCTAACAGATAGTTTATTTAAATTAAAGGGGACGATTGATCATAATTCAACATCATATGTTGAAAATTCAAATAATTTATATATAGAATTTTCACAAGATTATTTAGGTTATGTTAATTGTATTTGTTATTTTCATACATCTGATTTAAATTTAATTAGTATTTCACCACCAAATTAATTTTTAAAATATATTTATATGGATTAATAAAAAATATATAAAAATATTTATAAGTATATATATGGCAGAGTTATATCAGGAAAATTATTTTCAAAATTCAAAATATATTTACAGAAATATTGAATCTGAAAATGATATGTTTATTTTCGAATTAATATTTAAAAAAGTTAATCAAAAAAATCAAAAAATCAGAAAACTCCATACCACTAGATCAGGTGCTCTTTTAACATCACATGATAATATTAGTTATGCAGATGTAAAAAAAATATTAATATCAATAATTGATATTAATAATCCTAACAAAGAAATATCGGTAGAATGTATTCTAGATCAAAATAATAAACATACATTAACATTAAATAATCATGTTTATATTGAATTTTTTGAAATAAATGGATTATTAGAATCAAAATATAACTTGATTAATATTTAAAACATTATTATATATATTATATAATGGCAGAATTAAGTGAAGCTTTTAATGGAATTAAATTTGATATAAAAAATTTTCAATCGATTGATTATTTTTTTACCCAACGTAATCTAAAAGAAGATCATGAATTTTTAGATCAAAATATGAATAGAAAAAAAAAACAAGTAAATATTGTTTACAATTTTTTAGCAATTAGTGTTCCACATTATGATTTAACATCAGAAGCAAATAGTACAATTGAACTTGAATTTTTTGGCGATACTGGATATCATTACAAAGGATATATTAATACACTAATTGGTGCATCGCCAAATTTTATGATTCCTTTAAAAGGTGATAAAAAATTATTTGTTCATTTAATTTACAAAGGAGCTGAAAATCAAAATAAAGAGCAACAAAATATAAAAGAATATATTTGCTTTATCGAAGTCCCAAAAAGATTTCAAACAGTAGATACTTCAAACAATAATTTAAAAAATGAAGTTGATACTGATATAGAAGTCACTTTATAAATTATATTCAAATTAAATAATTATTTACTTTGAATATTTTTTCCTAAATGCAGTATAATAGTAATGAATTATATCATCTCTATCATTCGAATTTAACTTTACAATAAATAGTAAAAATTTTGCAAATGCATTTTCATAATCATTTAATAATAAATATTTATCTATATTATTGGTAATTGATAGTAATTCTTCCTTGGATTTATCATCCATATAATATACATATAAATTTTATAATTTTTTAGAATTTTTTTTAGAATTTTTTTTAGAATTTTTTTTAGAAACTTTAGTAGAATTTAATTCAGTGTTTAAAGTGATTAGTTCTTTAAAAATTTTAATATAATATATTATTACATCATCAATAACATCTTTCAAGTTAACTTTATCATTAATCAATTCATATGTAATAATTACCTTTTCTTCTAGTAAATGTGGAATGTTATAACCTGCAAATTTAACATTTTTATGTTTTTGCATTCCATGAGATATTAAATTACCAATAGTATGATTTTCACCATGGATAATTATTTCTCCTTGATTACTTTTTTGTTCAATTGGTATTGTTTTAGAAATATTTTCTATAGTTTCTACAATATTGATTAATCCTAATTCTATAATTCTATTTTCTGTCAATTGACCTCTTGATTCAACAATTAAATTATATTCATTTGGATTTATTTCTTTGAAAAAACAAACACTAACAGCTGAATATATAGAACTTTCTTTTTCACAACCAATTGTAGAAATTGCTGAAAAATTAATTGATTGCCCTGGTTGAACTTTTATAATAGGGATCGCAATTTTATATGGTGAACTTATATTTTTCTCTCCATAATAAAATTTAGCATCATCTGTTGTAATAGTATCAATTGTTTTAGTAGTTGATGTATAATCAACATACATAGTCAATTGATCTAATGTAGTAGTATTTATATTATTATTAACTTCCATATCCATTTCATCATTAACATTATTTATTTCACCATCTTCCATATCTTGTTCTTCAACATTTTTTATTTCAGATGGTTTATATTTTTCAACATTATTTTCAATACCTATAATTGGTAGATTTTTTAATCTTAACTTTATATAGTTGTTATTAAATATTGTTTCATTTTTTGTAAAGTTAAACTTATTGAAAGCATAAATTGGTATATAAGTTAATATCGCACGACGAAGAGTATTGACTATAACATAATCGATATTTTGGCCATCTAGTTTTACTTCTAATCGCGTGTTACCATATTCAGCATCATATTTTACAATACTATAGTTAATATCTACTACTTTTTCCATATTATATAAAAATACTATATATTTAAATTTGTTTTTACAATTTTTTTAATAAAAAATGTTAGTAGATTTTATTAGAATTTACTTTATAAATTCTAACATATCGCTACAATTTTTTTAATAAAAAATGTTAGTAGATTTTATTAGAATTTACTTTATAAATTCTAACATATCGCTACAATTTTTTTAAGAGTTTGATAAAAAAAAATAAATAATATTATAGATAATGATAATATTATTTTATTCGGAAGAATGTAATTTTTGTTCAAAATTAATTGAATATCTAGAAAAAAATAATTTAAAAAAAAATTTTAATTTTATAAACATTGATAGATTAGCAAAAATACCTGATCATATTACAATGGTTCCTACTATCATTGATCCAAAAGTTGAAGCACCGTTAGAAGGGAAAAAAGCATTCGAACATATTATTAATCAAAAATATTTTGATCATCCAACAAACAATATCGAATATTGGATTAATAATAGTATACCTAAACCAATTATCGAAGAAGATTCAAAAGCTATTGAAAGACATAACTTTGGCTTTGCAAATTTTGATGAACAACAAGAAAAAAAAGAAACAACAAAAATAGATGTTAAAAGTGTAGTAAATAATAAAGTATCAATTATAAAAGATAAAAAAATGTTAGCATTAATGAAGCTACGAAAATAAACTAAATTAAAGTCATATTAGCAATTTCTTTTAAATATCTTTTTGAACATGTTTCAACAAGAAGACCATTTGCATATATTCCATAATTAGAATAATAGTTTTCATTTTCTAATGCAAAGTGATAAATAGTATAAGATCCTTCTTTTTCATATATAGAAGTTCTTTCATCAACACATGCAGGAAGACGATATTTTCTATCAGTAACATAAATTTTTCCATTTATTTCTATTGTTTTTTCTCTTTGATCATCATCTTTAAAATTATCTACAAGAATACAGTGACATCCTGTAATAATAAGATCTTCAAATATCTCTGGAAAATTTTCTGGGGTACATTTATATAACTGATCTTTTATACGGTTATCAAGTGCATGATGATATATTTCACTTTTACCAATCATATCAATAGCTTGATAATCGTTTAAACATGTTTTTATCATATCACCTTTGCGTAAATCTTGAATATAAACATATCCTTTATCAGTAAGTATTTTAGTATTTTCTTTGAAACAAGTTACGGGTGGTGTATATATTGTAGTTGTTAATGAACTAAAGTTAGTAATTAAAGAACCACCATTCAAAGAAAATCCGAGACCAAAGTTATATCCACCTCCACCTTGATTATAATAAATTAATATTGGATAAAGAGACCCAGAATTTAAATATACTGTTTTACTATTACCAGTAAGTGTACTAAATATGTTACGAATTAATGGTAAAGTATTACTTAAAACATTAGATTCTGATGTGAAAGTTGTGTCAGGTGTTATAGTACTACCAGCTGAACCTAAAAATAAAATAGCAAAATCATCACATGGTTTAGTTTCACCTGGACCTAAATGTATAGTCCAATTACCGGTTTGATTTGGAGAAAAAAACCCACTAAATTTAATTGCTACATTAGTGGTAGCGCCTAGCGAAAAAGTAGAGTAACTTGGTATATCACTTCCAAAACTACCACTATCTAATTGAAGCTCTGATAATTTGCCACTTGCTAATTCAGTTGGTGGACTATTAAAAAATGTTATAGAATTATTATATAATCCATCAATATTATAATAACCAGCATTAAGTGAATTATTTGAACTATAAGATACCCAATTTAATCCAGACATTATATATATATATATTCTAGATATATTATTTTAATAAATATTTACAATAATTTTCATATGTATCTATATTAAATTTTATTTTTTTGGTATCACTATCCATTAACCATATCTGAGAACCTAATCTATTAATCAATTCAGGTTCATGTGTAATTAATAAAATACCACCTTCATACATTTCAAGACATTCAATTAATGCTTCTACTGTTTCTATATCTAGATGATTTGTTGGTTCGTCCAATAATAATATATGTGGTCTTTCAAAAATTAATTTTATAAATGCAACTCTTGCTTTTTGTCCTCCAGATAATTCACCAATTAATTTTGTATGAGCACTAGATTCTAAATTAATTCTACCTAAGTAACTTCTAATCATTTCATTTTTATTTTCAGATTCAACTGGTAGTAAATTATATAGAAATTCTATTGGTGTTTTGTCAAATGGTAAATGTTGGTCAAAATGTTGATTATAATATCCAACTCTAACTCCATCACGAATATTAATATAACCAGATTTTGCTTCAATTTCGTTAATTATTAATTTTATTACTGTAGATTTACCAGACCCATTTAATCCAACTAATGTTACTTTAGAATCCATACCTAATCCGAATGTAACATCATCTAATATTTGTTTATTATCATACGAAAAAGAAACATTTTCAAATCTTATTATATTTGAATTAAATTTGGTTGTTTCAAAAAAATCTATTTTTAATAAATATTCTTTCTCTGGTCTAGGCACATTATTTTTTTTTATAAATTCATCTATCAATGTTTTAGTAGTACCTTTTTTTTTATATTCTTTTAATTTCTTTTCGTATTTTTCATATTCTTTTTTCATCTCTACTTGTTTTTTATTAAATGCACTTTTAAACTTGTAATAATTACCTTTATATGATTCTATTTTTTTATTTTCAATATTTAAAATATATGTTGCTGTATTATTTAAAAATCCTATATTATGGGATACTATTATTGCTATCTTTTTCCATTCAAGTAAATAATCACTTAACCATATAATTGCTTCTAAATCTAAATGATTAGTTGGTTCATCTAATAATAATAAGTCGGGTTCTAAATACAATGCACGTGCTAAAGAGACACGCATTTGCCATCCTCCACTAAATAATCTACTTTCTTGATTAATCATATCATTATTAAAACCTAATCCATATAATATCTTTTTAATTAATGCTTCTTCTTTTTCTGGATTAAATGATGCTAACATAGTTTCTGCTTCTTCTAATTTAGAATATATTTCTTCTACTAATTCAGGTTCAGCTTTTTCTAATTCCTCATTTAGAAAATTAACTTGATCTTGATAATATTTTAATTTTATATTAGAATCTAATATAAATTGTAATGCGTTACGTTCATCTAATACTAATTCTTGATCTACATATAGAATACGTAACTTATTATCATCACATATATGTTTAAATTGTTTTAATAATGATGATTTACCATAACCATTTTTTCCTATTAGACCATACCGTTGTCCATATGATAAAACTAATGATGATTCCTCAAATAAAGATTTTGAATTTATACTTAAATTAAAATTACTTAATGATAACGAATTAAAATTATATGTAAAATTCTCGTATATAAAATTATATTTGTTCATATTACTAAATATATAAATTACTTTTTATATATTTAATATTATCTTCTTCTAATTTTTAATAAATAATTATTTCTGTAACGTAGGTGCATTTTTATAACTGGCTCTTGAGTAATCGTTTCTATAACTGGCTCTTGAGTAATCGTTTCTATAACTGGCTCTTGAGTAATCGTTTCTATAACTGGCTCTTGTGTAATCGTTTCTATAACTGCCTCTTGTGTAATCGTTTCTATAACTGCCTCTTGAGTAATCGTTTCTATAACTGCCTCTTGTGTAATCGTTTCTATAACTGCCTCTTGAGTAATCGTTTCTATAACTGGCTCAGGAATTAATTCATCAATAAAAGGTTCATCTGGTAAAATTGGTGCAACAATATTTATATCAATATTATGTAATTTATTCAACAATACTTTAAAATAATCAATGTCTATTAATCTATTTTGTGAATTTTTAATTCTAAAATTTAATATATCTGAAAAATCATTTTCATTTATGTCTACATATCTACAATTAGAAGGTAAATTATCTTGTCTAGGAATTAAAAATCCCCATTTATATTCAGTTACATCACATAATGTTACACCGAAATTTTGTATACTTTGTGAAATAGCTAAATCATCTCCAATATTAGCTGAATTATAATTATTTGAAACATATTCTGCAACATCATGTGACATTATAATACCGGTACCACTGGTAAAACCTTGGAATGAATATCCGCCACCAAATTTTTCTTTTGGTTTATTATCTAATAAAGATATTAAATTATTCATATGCCAAACAGTACTTAGATTAGTTCTAATAATAAAATCACAAGAATAATTATCAATGATATATTTCATTGATTTAACAGATTTATTATAAATACCAGGAATAAAAGATTCAGATCCTTTTACATAAATATTATTTTTATATTCAACAACTTCATTTATCATATCTTCTTTATTTTCAACATAAAAATATTTAACTTTGTCTGAATATAAATTATAATAATATTGAGATAAATATTTCATTTGTAAATAAACATCAATATCACTAGATGATATTATTAAAAATATTATTTTATAATGCATTTAATTATAGTTAGATAATTAAATATATAATTATTTATTATTTTCTAGTAAAAAATAATAATGAATATTTTACAAAATATACAAACTATTGCTAATAATCCAATAGTAAAAAGTCTTGAAAATAATTCAATAGTAAAAAGTCTCGAAAATGATGCCTATTCAGCATACGAGAAAGTATTAGCAAGTGGTAAGATACCATTAATTATAATAAATGGTATAAAGATTAAATTAAACACTTTAAGATCAGATATTAAACCATCAGATCAGCAATATATTGGTATAGGCACACCTTTAACTACTATAGATCTTAGATCCCAATTATTACCAGTAAGAAATCAAGGAAACGTATGTGCATGTGTTTCTTTTAGTGCTTCATGTATGAAAGAATTTCAAGATAAAACAAATAGTTATTTATCACCAGCTTTCATTTATCATTCAAGAAGTAATTATCCTAATGATTGTATGACTATTAAAAATGCATTAGAAATATTGACATTATCAGGTGTTTGTTATGATAGTACTTATGAATATACAAATATAAAAGAAGTAGGTGCTATACCACAAAATGCAATTATTGAAGCTAATAATTTTAAAATTAAATCATACTTACAGATTAAAGATATAAATTCTCTAAAAAGTGCATTACAAAATAATGGACCATGTCCAATTGCTTTTCCTGTATATAATTATACTAATCAATTATGGATACAAAATCCAGGAGATATTTTTATGGGGGGTCATTGTATGACTGTTGTTGGATATGATGAAACTAGTTTTATTATTAGAAATAGTTGGGGGCGCGATTGGGGAAATAAAGGTTATACTAACTTTCCTTTCGATCAATGGGGTGCACAATGGGAAGTTTGGACTGGTGTCAATTATCCTCAAACACCATCATCAGTTCCTCAAAAAATTATACTTGCCCAAGTTCCAACAGAAGAAAAAGTTAATGTTAAACCCACAAAGAATAGTAGTTCAGGAACACAAAAATCATCTTCCGGTTTAAGCAAACGTACTATAATTATTATCACTTGCATTGTTTGTTTTTTATTGATTGCAGCATTAATAGTATTAAAATTTAAAAAGAAAGCAAGTATAAATGAATAATTATATATTATTACAATATATTTTACCACAGAGCTGGCGTGGATTATGTTTACCCATATCAATTCCGCATTGTAAACAATGCCATGAACCAGTAACACTGTTATATCCAAAGATTTTTTTTTTATAAAAATAATCTGTTATTTTAGTTTGTTTAGTCAACATACTAAAATTCAATTTATATTGACTTATTTTTATTCAATTTTTTATTATTTTTAAAAAATCTAGTAGATGGGTTAATTCAAGGAAATATTTCATAATCTGTAATTGTTTTATTTTTGTCTACAAAAAAAAGTCCTTCCTTGCCACATTTATCTTCAGAATTTCTTACTTTATGAACATTTTCATAATAAAATTTAGTACATATTCCATAATTTTGATCTTTGATATGTCTTTCTGGAATTCTATCTATGAATTTATTTTGTATTTTAGTTCTTGTCAAAGGTATAAAGTATTTGCAATTTTTACATATATTTGTTGAAGAACAAAATAAAAAACTAATTAAATAAATTAATAATTGCATTATATTTAATTATATTCTTATTTTTATATAATTTATAATTTTTTTATTAGTAAATCCTCTAATGGGTTATCGGCTAAAAATCTTTTAACTTCTTTACAATGAATATGTAAATTGATTATCCTAATTAAATTTCTATTAATAGAAATATAAGGTACATATAAATCATTTTCTTTTATCCAAAAAAATTTATATAAATTATATTTAACTATACAAGTTTCATTTACGAATCCTCGTGTATCACCTGGTTGATTACGTTTATCTATCCCTCCTAAGTATTGACCTATTGCAGCTGCATCAAAGATAAAATTAAAATCTATAAAGTTTTTATTTAATTTGTTGTTAAATCCATTAAGAGGTGCAATAATTGGTAAGGGTTCAATTATAGATTCATCAAATTTTGCCAAATTTTCCATATCATTTATTCCATGATTGTAATTATCTATAATTGGTTTAAATGCCTCATGATTTGGTATAAATATTAATCCTGGAATAACACGATGGTCACAATCAAAAGTGGCATAAACTTTTTGGTGAATAAATTTAGATAGTATAGTATCAAAATTTACATATGTAATAACATCATTTTCTAAATGTATAGAATTTATAATATTATTTTTTTTAATGTATGAGTATACATAAAATAATCTTAATGAACATAGATGCCAAAAACCATTTCTAAAAGATTTATCTAAATGAGATAAATTATTAAAATTACAATCATCCAATGATGTTTTATCTATTAATTCAACATTTAAATTATTAAAATATTTAAAAAAATTATTTTCAGTAATTACTGTAATATTATTATTTCCAAATAAGTTTAAATTTATAATATTATCAATTAAATATTCTTGAAAATTTCCTATACAAACAAAAATAATTTTCATTATTTGTTAATTAAATATTTATCTTTAAATTATCTTTTTTTCTAAATTTTATATAATGAATTCGAAGAATTATATGATATTATTTTTACTTTTATTAATCATGATACTTAGTAAAAATATGAGTGAACAGTTTGGTCCAGATCAAAGATGTTTAGGTTTGTCTGCACCACAAAATATGACATGTGGTAATATGCAATATGGTGGTGTACCATGTGTTGCTGATAATAATGACTGTATTGGTAATCAACAAAATTTAGAATGTTGGTGTAAACCAAAAAATAAAAATTTATTATAAAATAAATATATAAAAAATATATTAAATTTTTTTTATAACCTTTATTATATATATAATGTTACAAGGTAAAATTATGGGTGTTGAAAAAAAACATTTACTAATTGGTGTTGTTGGCATGTTAGTTCTTTATTATTTATCTAAAAAAGACAGTTTTAAACTAGTTGTAAAAAAAATGACTGCTAAAGAGCGTGTTCATAAAGGTATGGATGAAAATGCAGCAGATAAAGAAATGACAAGAAACAAAGCTGCTCTTAAAAAAAGTAAATATTAAATGAAAAACTCAAGATACGTTTTTATAATTAATTAATTAATTAATTATAATAATGAAAGTTTATGATTGTAAATTAGGTAGACTTGGTAATGCTATTTTTCGATATTTTGCAAGTACTTTATTCTGTATTATTTATAAAGCTGAACGAATTTATGATCAAGGAAATTGTACACAAATGTTCAATGATCAAAATTTTATTGATTGGTCAAATAGTGTTTTAAACTCTAATATTCCAGAATTAAATACTGATATTTCTTTGATGTTTTATGGATATTATCAACATGATAAAATATTTTTAAAATATAGAAAAGAATTAATTGGTTGGATTACTAATAATCCAGATGATTTACTAATTACAGATGGAAATGATGGTGTAATTACATATTTTAATTATGATCAAGTAACTTATAAAGCGGGTGACTTATTACAGTATTCAAATAAGGAATATGATGTTGTTGTTCATTTACGTTTAGAAGATTTTGTAGTTAATAATGATGTTATACATCCATTATCTATCAAAAAAGTATTGGATCAAATAAATCATAAAGATATATGTTTTGTAATTAATAAACCAAAGACTGAATTAGAAACTAGATACCTTAATTATTTTAAACAATTTTATAATATTACTATTGAATCTAATTCAGTAATAGAAGATTATTATATTATGAAAAATGCAAAAATATTAATATGTTCATGTTCAACATTAAGTTGGGTTGCTGCATTTTTATCAGATAAAAATATGTTAGTTTATTTTCCAGATTATGATAATAATAGAATCCATGAAACCTTTAAGAAGCCAATTAAAAATACTATTTTATATAAATTTGATAAATGTACTAAAATAGATTTGGAAACTTTTCTTAATCCTGTTACCCTAGATCCAATAAAAAAAGATTTAACAAAAGATTCAATAAAAGTAGATCCAATGAAATTAGATCCATATTGTGCTATTAATTGTAAAAGAGAACCTATTACCAAAAGAATATTAGAATATATTGGTAATATACAAAATGGTTTCTATATTGAAGCTGGTGCATATGATGGTGTATTACAATCTAATACTAAATTCTTAGAAGAAGAATATAATTGGACTGGCATGTTAATTGAACCAGGGCCTAAAATTTTTAAAGAGCTTGAATTAAATAGACCAAATAATATAAATATTAATAAATGTTTAGTTAGTAATTTATATACCGATAAAACAATAAAAGGTGCATTTGATTATGGTCCAATGTCATCTGTTGGTAATATTAGAAATTTAGAAAATGTTAAATTAATAGATGTTCCATGTGATACATTAGAGAATATACTTGATTATTTTGATATACCAAAAATAGATTTTATGACAGTGGATACAGAAGGCTACGAATTACATGTTTTAGAAGGATTAAATTTAGATATATTTAGACCAACATATTTATTAATTGAAATATATGAAGGAGATAAAAATATAATTACTAATTATTTAGCAAATAAAAATTATATTTTATTGGAGAATATTACAAATTATAATAAATTAGATAACCCTGGATGGGATGGTACGCATAATGATTATTTATTTAAGGCAATGTAAATTTTACGGCATATACATAAGACCATATACTTCTTTACCATATAATATACTTTTACTATTAAGTAAATTTATAATAGTATCCATCTTTTCTTTATTATCTAATAATAGTTTTTTAGCTTCTTTATACGCTTCATTAACTAATTCTAAAGATTCTTTATCAAGTAGTTCTTTTGTTTTATCTGAATAATTATTATTATCATTGTAAAAAACTTGTAATTCATTACCCATACCATATTTTCCTATCATTTGTTGAGCTAGTTTATTACTTTCTTTTAAATCTTGGATTGCCCCAACTGATATATAATCATCCCCATAAAATATGCTTTCGGCTGCTTTTCCACCTAAACCAACAATTAAACGTTTCTTAAATGAATCTTTTGTATAAAGACCACTATCTGTGATATCTGTATTTTCATTAAAAATAGTATATCCACCTGCACCACTATAAGTTGCTTGCATACTAACTTTTTTTAGTTCAAAATAATTAGTAAATAGTGCAGCTAATAATGCATGACCAGTTTCATGTACAGCTATTCTATATTTAGATTCATCACTTCTAGTATCATTTTTCTTTACTATCCCAACCAATAGTTTATCTAATGAATTTAGTATATCACTTTCATTAATTATTACTGATCCTTGTCTAGCAGCAAAAATTGCAGCTTCATTTAATAGATTTTTAATTTGAGCCCCAGAAAATCCAGTTGTTAATTCTGCTATCAAATCAGTATTAATTTCTTTACTTAAATTTTTATTTTTTGAATGTACTTTGAAAATTTCTTTTCTAGATTCTCTATCTGGTAATGGAACTCTAATAATTCTATCAAATCTACCTGGTCTTAATAATGCTGCATCTAGAATATCTTTACGATTTGTTGCTGCCATTATTAAAATACCATCATTATCTGCAAATCCATCCATTTCTGCTAATATTTGATTTAATGTTTGTTCTCTTTCATCATTTGTTACAGGTCCATTAGCACCTCTTTGTTTTCCAACTGCATCAATTTCATCTATAAATAATATACAAGGTTTATTATCACGTGCTTTTTTAAAAAAGTTTCTTACTTTAGCAGCACCCATACCAACAAATAATTCTACAAATTCACTAGCTGCAATAGATATAAAATTAGCTTCCGCTTCACTAGCTATTACTTTAGCTAATAGAGTTTTACCTGTTCCTGGGGGTCCTTCTAATAAAATACCCCTTGGTATTTCAGCACCCGCTTGTTTATAAATAGTATCATTTTTTAAATATGAAACTATTTCTGTACATTCTTCAAATATTTCTTGACTACCTGCAAAACTACTTAATGAAATATTTAATTTAGCCATATTTTGTTTGTCTACTTTAATATCAGTGGATCCAGGTAATTTTGGCATACCTGGTATATTACCATTTGATACTTGATTTGTAAATAGTCTAATAATAAATGATAAAAATATAAATGGTATAATATAACTTTCTGCAAATCCAAATAAATTACGACTAATTAAATCAATTGGTGGTAAAATTGGTTGTTGTAAAAAATAAGTTTCGACATTATTTTTTTGAGTACTTTCAACAATAGAACTTGTTACAAAAGGATTTATTTTAGTAATACTATAATCATCTAAAATTGAATCTTCTTTTTCTACATCTTCTGCTACAACAGTATCCATTGTATTTGTAAAATATATTTTTGATATTTCATGTCTTTCTATTTTATTAATTAATCCATTATAATTTAATTCTGAGAGCTCATTTTTAAATTTTAAAACATTTTTTATATCACTTACTGAGGATTGTGTTTGACGAATACCACTTTTCAAAGAAAAAACTGTATGTAAATACAATAATCCTAGAATTATTTTCATTTATTATTATAGATAAATTAATTTTATATAAAGATTATAATCACTATATAAAGTAATGGAATTTGATATTGTTATCCCAGTTGGTCCAAACGATTCATTTATTATTAAAGGTATGATAGAACATACAATTAAAAATATAATTGGTTATCGTAACATTTATTTAGTTTCATACGATCCAAATATTAAAATAGATAAATGTATTACAATTAATGAAAATATTTTTCCTTTTAATAAAGAAAGTATTTCTGAAATAATTGGCTACCATGAACGTGTTGGATGGTATTTACAACAACTAATTAAATTATATTCTGGATCTACTATTCCTGGTATATTAAATAATTATTTGGTTATAGATAGTGATACGCATTTTATGAATCCAACAAATTTCTTCAATAATGGTTTACCATTGTATAATTATGGTATTGAATATCATATACCATATTTTGATCATATGAATAAATTACATCCAATACTGACTAAACAAACTACTCATTCAGGTATTTGTCATCATATGGTGTTCCAACAAAATATTTTAATTGATTTATTTAAATTAGTTGAAGATTATCATAAAAAAGAATTTTTTAAAGTATTTTTAGAATCTATAAATAAAAACGATATTTTAGGATCTGGTGCATCAGAATATGAAATATATTTTAATTATTTACATATTTATCATAAAGATTTATTCATAATAAGACCATTACAGTGGGAAAATAGATCGAATATTATAAATGATAATAATTTGGACTATATAAGTTGTCACCACTATATGAGATAAATTTTTGAAAAACTTTTTTCTGGTAATTTCCTCCCTCTGTAATGTGTAAAAAAGAATATTCTTTTTAATTTTCATTTAAGAATAAAATATCTAGTTTAATAATAATGACTAATATAACTGATGGGTATTATTGTAATATATGCAATAAAAAGTATTCTAATTATAATTCTCTATGGACACACACCAAGAAATATCATAAACCTAATGCAACCAAAAGCAATCATAATGAAACCAGCTCTATACCTTCAGGAAACCATAATACAACCATTCAAGAAATTTGTAAATCACTAAGTTGTAAATATTGTAAAAAACAATTTAATCATAGAAATAACAGATGGCGCCATGAGAAAACATGTAAAAGTAAAGATTTAGAAATAGATGTAAATAAAATTACATTACTAGAAAATAAAATTATAGAGTTAGAGAATAAAATAAATGCTTCCACTAGTAAAACTATAAATAAAACTAATAATACAAACAACGGAACTATAATAAATAATACTACTAATATTAAAGTATCATTTGGTGAAGAAGATCTAGAAAAAATATCAAAAAAAGACCAAAAATCAATCTTAAATTATGGTTATATGAGTATGATAAAATTAATAGAAATGATGCATCTAAATAAGGAATACCCAGAATTTAATAATATAAAAATCCATAATTTGAAAGATAAATATGCAAAAATATATGATGAATCAATTAAAAACTTTACAACAGTTAGTAAGAAAGATACTATTGAAAGTTTAATTTGTTGTAGAACTTCAGATCTTAAAAATATTTATGATACGTATAATAATCCAGATAAAAAACTACATCAATGTGTTCAAAAACTAATTGAAAAATTTGAAACATATACACCTGATACTGATGATGAAAAAATATTAGGATTTTATAAAAATTTAACAGATGAAATTATATTATTGATATATAATAAAACTAAAGAATTTGAGTTGGATAATTAATTAAAGAGATTTTAATATTTATTTATTAATGAACATTAAAATTGTATATTTCGCATATTTAGTTCCAGATAAATGGGAAACTATTGTTGATGAACAATTATCTAGTTTACAAAATTTAGAATTATATAATATTGCTAAAAATATTTATTTTTCAGTAATTGGTGATGATATTGAGTTTGAAAAATTACAAATATTTTTAGTAAAAAAATATCCTAAAGTAGAAATTAAAAATAGATTTACTGAAAATTATTATGAATATCCAGGATTGAAAACTATATATCAAATAGCAGAAGATGATGATGATACTGTTTTGTTATATTTCCATTCAAAAGGAATGACGTCAAATCAACATGAAACTCGTAAAACATTATTCAAATATACAATTGAAAATTATCAAACATATTTAGATAAATTTATGGAAGATCAAAATATAGATGTTGCTGGTGCAATACCACATATTAATGGATTCATATTTTTTAATTTCTTTTGGGTAAGATCTTCTTATGTCAGAAATTATTGTAATCGCCCAGAAATATCAGATAATAGATATATTTGGGAAGTATGGGTTGGTACCGAATTTAGTCGTAAGAAAAAAGTAATTACTTATAGTCCATTAATTAACTCTAATCAAGTTACACATCATCATGAAGTCTGGGCAATGCATGATAAAATGATAAATAATTTTTATGATAAAGAATATAGTGTTCCTAAGCCAGTTAAAATAGATACTAATATTGTTAATTTAGTTCCTAAGCCAGTTAGAATAGATACTAATATTGTTAATTTAGTTCCTAAGCCAGTTAGAATAGATTCTAATACTGTTAATGTAGTTCCTAAGCCAGTTAGAATAGATTCTAATACTGTTAATGTAGTTCCTAAGCCAATTAGAATAGATTCTAATAATGTTAATGTAGTTTCTAAGCCAGTTAAAATAGATGATAATACTGTTAATTTAGTTTCTAAGCCAGTTAAAATAGATGCTAATACTGTTAATTTAGTTTCTAAGCCAGTTAAAATAGATTCTAATCCAATAATTGGACAAAATAAAATAGATACAATTTCTAGACCAGTTAGATTAGACCCTGGTACTGTTAATGTAGTTTCTAAACCAGTTAGAATAGATCCAGTTTCTAAAATAGATCCAGTTTCTAAACCAGAAAAAATAGAATCTAAACCAGAAAAAATAGAATCTAAACCAGAAAAAATAGAATCTAAACCAGAAAAAATAGAATCTAAACCAGAAAAAATAGAATCTAAACCAGAAAAAATAGAAT